AGGTTGCGCCGGTTGCCCTTGCCTTTGCGGCTCTTCCAGATGGCGTAGCGCTTGGTGAGCGGCTTGGCGGCGGTGTCCTGCGGGCCCTGGGCTGCCGCGAGGCGCGCCTTCACCGCCGCGATGCCCGCGTTGCCCAGCTCGTACATCTGCCGCTGGCGGAAGTTGAGCAGATCGAGCCGCAATTGCTTCTTCTGGTAGACACGGACGCTCGGCATGCATCGTCCTCATGGGCTTCCGCGCAATTGAACGGAAGTCTCCATGACCCGCAAACGAATGCCGGACAATTGTCCGGAAATTGACTCGCTGAAACACATCCACATCCGCCAGACCTGGCGGAAGCCCCCACTACAGGCCCACTTGTGGGAAATCTTCCACAAGTCAAGCCGTCTTGCGGAGCTTGAGCACGGCGGCGCCTTCCGAATCGGCGTCGATGTCGAAGACCTTATACCGGGTACCGCCGATGTCCACCTCGTCGCCGCGGACGGGCGCCGTCGTCAGATCCGCCAGCCGCACGAACAGCACCGCATACACACCCGGCGATGCATCCTCTGCTTCCCGTACCGCCTGAAACACCGCGCGGACAGTGGCCTGCCCACCCGCCTGAGGCAGGTAGAGGACTTCGCGGCCGAAGGTATTGACAACGGCCGCGTTCAGCCCATTTACCGTCGTCTGCCAGCCGCTCACGGTTAGGCCTTGGTCCCCTTGACGAGCACTTCCGGCCGCAGGCAGATGGGCAGCGGGTTCGATTGCGTGTGGATGTCGGTACCGCGCTCGAACTTCCGAGGCGCCTGTTTGGCATATAGCGGCAGCCCAAGCGTGTTTGCCGTCTCGTTGAAGTCCGCCGGCGCGAAGTAGGTCCGGAAAGTCGAGGCCGTGCCTAGAGGGAAGAAGTGCGCCTCGTCATCGGCAATGAACTTCCGGACTGTGCCGGCAGCATCGGTCGCCTGACCCCGGTACTCCTCGAACACAACGCCACCAAAGCTGAAGTTGGTGCGGTTGTCACTGAACAGGATCTGGCCGTTCTGCCAGCGCTGGTAAGCCTCTTTCACTTTCGGGTGCGTCGTGAGGGCATCAAAGAAGCCCTGCGAACAAAGGCACATGATGCCGGTCATGAACTCACCGCGGAGGTTGTCCTCGATGTGGCGTTTCACCTCCAGCACTTTGCCGATCACTTCGGTCGTGTTGGTCGTCAGGGCGAAGTTGACCGTCTTCTGCGTGATCCCGAACTCCGAATACAGGTCGTAGATCGTCGACGCGTCGGCGTCCAGGATCACGCCTTTGAGAGCGCCCATGCGCAAATGCTCCAGCGTGATGGCATGCTTGTTGCGCATGTTCTGGAGTTTCTTGGCGATGAGGTTCGACAGAGCCTCCAGATCGTTCTCCGAGCCGAAGGCGCGCAGGCCTTGCACCTCCTCCGGCAGCACCACGTCCTCATGCGGGATGTGCGGGATCACGAAGGAGCGCACCTTACGTTTGCCCTGAGTGCCGAGCGAGCCCGGGGCTCCCACGGGCATCGTCGGCAGCAAGTTCAGCACGCCGCTCATCTCCTCGATGAGGATCGTGCGGGTGCGGACGCCCTCGGCTGGCATGAGGTTCAACTGCTCCAGGCGTCCGTAGTTGTTCGGGACCTTGTTGATGGCGGCCGTTAAGGCCACCATGTTGAAAGCGTCATTCGAAAAAGGATTCAGCATGGGGTTACGCTCCTTGGCGGACCAGGATGCCCAGGGCTTTCAGTTGGGCGATGGCCGCGTTCTTCTGGTCAGTGGTCGCGCCAGCCGGCCAGGTGATGCCGTTGTCCGAAACGATCGCGTTGCGCACCACGGCCACCGCCGACCTGTCCGCTCCGTCGGGCGCCGTGATGTCCTCGGTCAGGACGCCGCACGCGGCGTCCGAGCCGTCCGTAGCCGTGAAGTCAATTTGCTTCACCTTGCCGGAACCGCCGGCGACCGTAATGGTGAAGCTGTCCCCAGCGGCGAAGTCCACTCCGCCGTCGGCGATGGTGAACGTGAGGTGAGTGGCAAACTGCACGCCCACGGTGGCGATCCCGATCAGGATGCCGTCGGGATCTTCAACCGAAAACTTGCCCCCGTTGGTTGCGGGTTCAATGCAGACGAGCTGGTAGACTCCCGGCTTAGCAGCTTGCCCGACGGTCGGGCTGGCAGTGATCGTGCCATTGCCGGTGTTGCCGGCGACTGCGGCTCCTGTAGCCGCTCCCTTGGTGACGCAGCCGAGCACCGTACCGCTGGTCAGAGCGCGGTCGGCGCCGCTTCCTGCCAGCACGGTCACGATGTCCCGGCTGTACTGGTTTTCCTGCTCCCATTTGAGCCAATCGCCCAAGCGCTTTGATTCGGTGATGACGGGCATGAGCTACTTGCCTCCTTTTGTGGCGGCCAGTTGCTCGACGGCCTTGACGACCGGGTTGTTCTCAAGCCTCGCCGTCGCCGTGGTCCCGGTTTCCGCCGTCACGTGCGAGCGGATCTCTGCCGCGTCTGCCGCTACGAGAGCCTCGAGCAGTTGCTGGCGAACCTCGGTGAGGGCGGCGTTACGGGCGAGCAGACCGAGAGCCCGGTTGGACATCCTGGCGAGTGTGCACAGTTCGACGATTTCACGGGCTTCGGCATATCCCTGCCGGCGCGCCTCGCCGCGGATTGCTTCGATATCAATAGGCGGCTCGAGGGTTTCGACCCGAACCGTTTCTTCGGTCATGGTTTGGTTACCTCCTGGTTTCGTTGAGATGTTGATACTCGCAACCGCACCGGACTTCCGTGTGGCAGCGATCAGATCAGAGAGGGCGTCACGGAACGTACCTGTGCGGTCGGCCAGGCCGGCCGTGACTGCGTCGGGCCCGTACTTGAGCGCCGCGCCGAGTTCACGAACGGCGTCCTCCGTCAGGTGGCGACGCGCCGTTACGGCTGCGACGAACAGACCGTACAAGCGTGCGACCTCGCTCTCTAGCGTGGCCCTTGCCGATTCGGTGAGCGGTTCATCGGGATTGCCGTCCGTCTTGCCTTCGCCCTCGGCGATATAGGTGACCTTGACGCCGAGTTTGCGGTTGTACTCGCTCCAGTCGAGATGCTGGGCATAAACGCCGATTGATCCGGCCCCGCCCGTATACTCGGGGACGTAGATGCGGGCGGCGGAGCTGGCCAGCAAGTACGCCGCACTGAACATGGAGTTGTCAGCCACGGCCCAGAACGGCTTCTGCCGGCCGAGTTGCACCAGCGTGGCTGCCGTTTCGAATGCGCCGTCGGAATCTCCGCCCGGCGAGTTCACTCGTAGCAGAATGCCGCGAACTTCCGGGTCGCGGACAGCCTGCTCGGCTTCGTCGAGAATCTGGCCGTAGGCGGTCGCGCCATAGACGATGGCATCGAACAGCGAGGGCTCGTTCGCCAGCACCCCCGCGATATCAATGACCGCAACACCGCTTTCGATTGCGTACGGCCGGCGCGTCGCGTATGCTGCATCGAGTTTCGCCGCCTCGATCAAGAGGGGCTTTGCGCCAAAAAGGCGCAGGACTTCAGTACGTCGGGTCGTCATACTTCGCTTTCCCCAGTTGCGTCGGAATCGTCGGGCCGCGGATCGGTGTCGTAGCTCAACCCGAGTGCGTCCGCCCGCGCGTTGTCAGCGGCGATCTCGCGGTCGATGGCTTCAGCATCGTAGCCCTGCTCAGAGACCACCTCAGCGCGGCTCTTGAAGCCTGCGCGAACCGCCATCATCTGGGCCTTGATGTCCTTGAGTGGATCGACCCAGGCAAAGCCCGGAGGAATCCACTTCACGCTGTAATAAGGAGCGACGTCACTCTGCCTCGGCAACGCACCACTGAGAATCGCCAAGTCGATCCACCGCCGCCAGATCGGGCGGCACATTTGGAACACGATCACTTGGTGCTGGAATTGCTCGCAACGCCGCCGGAATTCGAGCAAGCCCGCACGAATCGACGAATAGTTAACGCCCGTCAGATCACCGGTCAACTGCTCGTAAGTGATCCCCATGCCGGCGGCGATCGAGCGCAACTGTACCCGCATGAAGGTCTCGTAGCTCGCCCCCACATCGGCCGGATTGGAGAACTTGATGTCCTCGCCCGGTAACAGGATCTGAAGGGTGCCTGGCTCTAGGCTCGCCACTGGCGCGCCGCTAGCCGCTGCCTTCTCGCCCAGGATGGGACTCGCTGAAGAGTTCTTCACGACGAAGCCGGCGAACATCGCCGCCGTCTTCTTCCGGACGAGCTCGGCGTCATCGTACTGATCCAGCTCGTGAAGCTTGAGGAGCACCTGAGTCAGCCAGGGTTGGCCGCGGAGTTGCCCGGGCCGGATGGGGCGGAACAAATGCAGCACCCATTCCGCGGGCACGCGCACCAGTTCGCTCGATGCCATTGGGTTCGAGACATCGCCTGGATGCTCGCGGTACAGGCGATAGGCCACGCGCTGGCCGATGCCGTTGAACTCGATGCCGGAGCGGAGATAGTTGCCATTCTCCAGCCGCCGTGTCTCCGTGGTCGGCAGATGCTCGGGCTCGAGCAGCTGGAGTTGCAACGGAACCGAAAAGCCGTCCTTGGGAAGTCGCGGCCGCATCCTTATTAGACACTCGCCTGCCTCCATCACCGTCCGGCACGCCAGAGCCTGCAAACCGTAGAAGTCCGTCAGGCCGGTGGCATCAGCTTCATCGGTCCAGCGCAGCCACAGTTCCTGAATCTTCTCCTTTAGGGCCAGGTCCGGATGCGCCGACTGAGGCTTGATTCCGACGCCGATGGCGTTGCCGACAAAGGCGTCGAGCGCGTTGGTTGCCCAAGCGTTGCGCCGGACCATGTCGCGCGACCGCGGCCGCAGGCTCTCGATGCCGCCTGCGAGCAGCGTGTTGATGTCGCCTGTGGATGGATTCCACCCGTACGTGCGGCGGGTAGCCGAGGCCGCTTCAAAGCCGGCCATCTCCGTTCGCCGCCGATTCACGGCAGCCTGGATTCGCTTCCATAGGTTCACGGTGTTCAGAGGCCCTTGCTGGTGGAAACGTGGATCTGGCGGCTCTGTGGCGCGCCACTCTCTGCGGCCAACTCCGTTTCGGCCGCGTCGATGATTGCCTGCATTTCTTTGAAGGAGCGGTACTCCATCTCGCGGTCGGCGAAGCGCACCCGGAGCACGCCGCTTGCGAGCGCGTTCTTCATCGCGGCGATCTGTTCTGCGGTGTAGGGCATAGCCTATCTTTCGAGGAACCTCGACCGGACGACGCGGCGGCCCGGAACTTCGGCGGCGTCGCCTGTGGCCTGCGCTAAGTTGCGCTCCAAGACACGCCAGTCGTCTTCGGTAAAGCGGTCCATCCCGAAGATGGCTGCTCCGGCGCGAGCGTAGACGCGCGCGTCGAGCGCCTCATTCCTCCGGTTCGGTATAAGCTCCCAACGGCCATCCACCATAGATTCCGCAGTCAACTGCCGGAAGTACTCCTCGTCGTAATGGGGAAAGTGGCAGAATCCCGCCGGATACGGCTCGCCACTCTTATCAGCCGGCTTGCGCAGCCGCAGCCAGTTGTAGAGCTGCTGTTTGGCCACTGGCGTGCCGAGCAACCACAGCCGCACGCCCCACTTGCGGCTGCCGCCATCCACCACCGTCGGCCGCACCAAAAGCCGGTCGGTCGCGCCAGTCCCTTTCACAGCAACCGCAGTCTTTGGATAAGGCGCGGCTGCACCCGCCGCTTCGGACGCGGCGCCCCAAGAGGCCTGTGGATGCTGCCGCACCCAGTCGTAGACGACTTCCGGGTTGTAGCCGGCATCCACGCACATGACGCGGATCGGCATCGCGCGGCCGGAGGCATGCGGGAGTTCACGCTCGAGGATCGCGTCCAACTGCCGCCAGACCGCGGGCTCCGCCGTGTCGCCGGGCAACACGATGTAGTCCACCGACCACGATTCCTTATTGCGGCCCCAACCGACGATCTCCACTTCGATGCGGTCGCGCTGTACATCGGCGCCAGCCGTGAGGAACAGTGGGCCGTTCGGGACCGTACCGATCCGGTAATCCTCGCGGCGGTCGTAGAGCGGTTGCCAGTCGGGCGCATCCCCGCGCTGCTGCCACGATTCGCCCAGCACCAGGTTCACGAACGACTTCAGCAGTTCGACATCTTTCTGTGCTTTCTCCCAGTCGTCGGCGGCGCGCTCCCACGAGTACCAACCGACCGGGCTGTAAAGACTCGACAGATGATACCCGCGCGTGCGTCCGTCACCTTCGGCTGATGCCCGCCACTCGCCACGCGGCAGCATCCAACTCTTCTGGTGATTTGCGATTGCCTGTTCGCAATGTTCGCAGAAGTAGGCGGCCTTTCCTGGCTCTCGTTTGGGCCAGCGAAGACGATCGAATTTGAGCACCTGATACTGTTGGCAGTGCGGACACGGCACCCAGAATCGCCGTTGGTCGCTCTCGGCGAAAACGGCCTCGATGCGGCTTTCACCCATGATCAGCGGCGTCGAAACCATGTAGATCTTGCGCCGCGAGAACGTGCGTGTGCGGGCGCACGCAAGGTTAACCGGGTCACCTTCGCCGTCGACGTCGCCGGGGTAGGCATCCACTTCGTCGAGAAACAGATACCGGACCGCCATCGAGCGCAGGCCCACGGCGCTGTTGGCGCCGGTCATTACGAGCACACCGCCGGGGAACTGCTTCGACAGGACGGTGTTGCCCGAATCGCGCGAGCGCGGACTCTTCACCAAGGCCCGCAGCACTTCGCTCTCCTCGATCAGCGGATCGATGCGTTGTTTCGAGTTCCGCTTTGCGAGCTCGACGGTGGGCTGCACCACCATCATTGGTCCAGGCGCCTTGTGAACTACGTAGCCGACCCAGTTGTTCCCGCCTTCTGTCGCCCCGAGCTGTGCTCCTTTGACAAACACGACGCGCTCCACTGGACAGGACGGTGACAGCGAGTCCATGATCTCCCGCATGTAGGGAGTGCGATCGCTGCGGTACGGTCCGGGTTCACTGGCTGCCTTACCCGACAACCGGCGGTAGCGGTCCGCCCACTCCGACACGGTCAGTAGTGGGTCTGGCCGGAGGCCGGCGTTGAACGCGTCGCCGTAAATCTGTTCAACGGACTGCTGGTTATCCGCCATGATCGGGAAGCCCCGCAATCTCGACCAGGACGGTGCGGATCTCGTTCGAGAGTAGTCCGTGAATATGATCCAGATCGATCTTCGCCAGTACGCTCTCGCCAATCTCGGGCGCAATGCCTAGGTCTCGGCAAATTGCCGACAAAGCGCCCGCCAAGTCGGCGCGGATCTGCGCTGCCACCCGGTCCGGAATGATCATCATGTGGTCGCGAACCGTGCGGCCTTTGGTGAACCCCGCGATCGTGACCTGGTCCGCTGGCACCAGCTTGCCGATGCGCTCCTCGTATTCGAGCTTCGCCAGACGCGCCGTGTAAATCTCGCGCACCGCCCGCGATTGAGCGTAACTGGGCCCCGACACACCTGCGTCGCCCGTAGCAACAGGGCCTCCGTAGTTCGTGTTGCGCTCCCAATCGCGGTCGGCCTGATTGACATCAATCTTGCCGTCCGCAGCCGTGCGAATGCGGCCCAACTTAATCGCCTTCTGTACGGCGGCCAGGCTGACGCCCCGGTGCCGCGCATAAGCGCGCTGGCTTACGAGCCCCATCGCTTCTTTCCCGCAGAATGTAGAACTTTCAACTTGCTTTCCGGCCGAACCGAAGGGATGAATGTCATCGATGACACGAACCGCCAAAACCATCAAGCAAAACGCCGCCGGCTGCTATGCCGAACGGCACGCCGAAGCCCAGGAACTGCTGAAGCGCATCGCGGTGCGCCTGGCCGACCACCAGAAGCGCCAGGCCCAGGAGCCCGCCGATTGGGGGTACGCCGGCGACCTCGGCCGCATTAGCGAGCAGCTCGCTTACGTGCTCGCCGACCTGGGCGACCGCAGCGCGGTTGATTCCAAGGGCCTCGAGTACTGAACCACCAGGAGACTCACCATGACTGCACAACCCTACATCGAATGCTCGCTTTGCGACGAGCCGAAGCCGATCCACCGCGAGCTTGTGTTGACCAACCGCGAGGGGCTGCTCCTCGACGCGGCCCGTTTCTGCCGCGACTGCTGGAACGACATCCGGCAGTCGGTCGAGAACGCAAGCGGCCTGATCGACCGCCGCCAGGAGGAGGACTGACGCTATGGCGATCACGCGCGACGAACTGGTTGCCTGGGCCAGGCGCAACGGCTGGAAGCTCGACCGCTGGGGCCATCTCAAAAAGGACTTCCCCAACGGCACGCACCGGCTGAAACTCAGCCGCATTGCCGCCCGGCATGAGCTCGCAACCCCATTCGGGTGGGCGAGAATTGCCAGCGGCTACTACAAGAACTTGCATCTAACCGCCGACGATCAACTCGCCGGCATGACCCGATAGAAAGGACACCTGCTATGACAACCTTCGCCATTGACACTGACAACACGATCACCGCCTACCTCGCCGGAGAAGCAATCCCCGAAGGCCAGGCGCGATTCACGAGCGAAAAGGAACTGCTGAAGCTCGCCGCCAACTGGCCCGCCGAGCGGCTGGTCGAGATCTGGAACGGCTTCGCCGGCGTGCCGCCCTTCGGCGACCTCAAGCCGGTGAAGAAGTT